GAAACTACAACAATGCCTTTTAACACTCCTGATGAAAAAAAGAATATAGAAGCACTTAAAAAAGATGCTAATATTACAAATATTGAAACTACTGCGGGTCAAAATATTAAAGAAGAAGACATAAATGAAATCCCAGATTTTGGTGGTCGATTTGATAAACAAGTAGCAGCAAAATATGGTGAAGAAGATACACTAGAAGCAGCTATGGAAAAAGTTGTTAACAGAACACTTTCAGATAGAGGAATATCTAAAGCAGATGTATCTAAAATGGATAAAGAAGGATTAAAAGGTCTTTTGAAAGCTATCCGTCAACAAATTTCTGGTAAAGGTCAAACTTCTGCTGTTGCCCAAGCTTTGAAAAAACAAACAGAATTTGATGATTCTGGAAGTAAATTACAAGACAACCAAACAAATAATGCTATCCTAAAAGCATTAGGTTTGAAAGAACCAGGTACACGTGGTAGAAAAGCAGATCCTAACAAACCAGAAAAACCAGCTTCTACAGGTAAAAAAGGAAGACCAGCAGGTGAACCTAAAGCAAAAGTAGCTACTCGTACACCTGGAGATGATGGATTCGATGATGTATCTTATTCTGATGATGAAGATGCAGCAGCAACTAAATCAGCAGGTAGTGATTCAACAGCAAAAGAATTAGCTTCTACCCCAGAAGAAAAGAAAGTTAAATTCAATCAATTCCTAGCTTCAGTTAAGAAAAATAAAGACGATAAAGCTAAAATTGATGGTATTTTAAAACTAGCAAAAGATAAATTCAAATTCGCTAAATCAATGATGGACGATTTGAAACGTGCTGCTGGTAGAGATGTTAAAATATGATTCAAAATAAAACATTCCAACTAAAGTTATCCCATCTTATCATAGGTGGGATACTTTTATTGTTACTAGTATTTTTAGTTAAGTGTGATGTTGAAAAACCTACCCCAACTGACAAATACGAAAAACAAAAACAGGAAATTGAGCGACTAAAAAACAATATTGAGGTATTGAAATTTGGTCAAAAAGTTTTAAACAAACAACTCGATCAACAAAACCACATTGTTGATTCATTGAATATAGAAATTAAACACACCGAAAAAGAGCTACAACAAACACGCACATATTATGGCAACAAAATTAAAGATCTTACTAGTGCTTCTAATACTGAGCTCGAGCAGTTTTTCTCAGACCGTTACAGATAAAATTTGTTTTTCACACGATAAAGCACGAGCTATTGCAATTGACCTCACACGAGGTGATTCTGCTATTGCTGAATTGAAAGTTGTAAACAAAATGGTATGGCAGTTGAATGAAAAAATTGACGCCAAAGATAGCACAATCAGCATTTACATATCTAAAGAAAAAAATTATCTTAAGCAAGTAGCAGACTATGAAAAGATTGTTACTGTACAAGATACTGTAATTAAAGGACTAGAAAAAGACGTTAAAGATCTAACTCGCAAAAACACTAACTTAAAGAAAGGTATTAAATGGTTAGGTGGAGGATTCGTGTCTTCCATACTTATTCTTCTTACATTTACCATAATTAAGTAATGGAAGAAAAAAGTTTAAAACAAGTCGTCCGCGAGGAGTATATAAAGTGTGCCCAATCACCGGCATATTTTATGAAAAAATACTGCCAGATCCAGCATCCGAAGCGTGGGCGAATGCCTTTTAACCTTTATCCATTCCAAGAAAAAGTACTTACTCTATTTCAAGAGAACCCATATTCAATAGTACTTAAATCTCGTCAGTTAGGTATCTCAACATTAGCCGCAGGTTATTCATTGTGGATGATGATCTTCCATGAAGATAAAAACATCCTTTGTATTGCAACAAAACAAGAAACCGCTAAAAACATGGTTACCAAGGTAAAATTCATGTATGAAAGCTTACCTTCCTGGCTGAAATTTGCAAACAAACCTGACGAGGCAAATAAATTAACACTTCGACTGCCAAATGGATCTCAAATTAAAGCAGTTGGTGCATCAGCAGATGCAGGTCGATCAGAAGCCGTTTCATTGTTGATTATAGATGAGGCTGCCTTCATTCACAACATTGGTGAGATTTGGGCCTCAGCTCAACAAACCTTAGCTACGGGTGGTGGATGTATTGCATTATCTACACCTTATGGTACAGGTAACTGGTTTCATCAGACATGGGTTAATGCTGAAATGGGTGATAACAGTTTTTTACCTATTAGATTACCTTGGGAAGTTCACCCTGAACGAGATCAATCATGGAGAGATCAACAAGATAAAGATTTAGGTATTCGAATGGCAGCACAGGAATGTGACTGTGACTTTACAACATCGGGTGATACAGTATTCACCCCTGAAGATATTACTTTTTACGAACAATTTCACGTGAAAGAACCTCTAGAAAAACGTGGTATTGATCAAAATCTATGGATTTGGGAACCAGCGGATTATTCGAGGAGTTATCTGATCGTAGCTGATGTAGCGCGTGGCGATGGCAAGGATTATTCGGCGTTTCACATCTTTGATGTCGAAACATTCACTCAGGTAGGTGAATATAAGGGCCAAATTAATACAAAAGATTATGGACATTTGTTAACAAGCATTGCAACGGAATATAACAATGCCTTATTAGCAGTCGAAAATCAAAGCGTAGGTTGGTCAACCGTACAAACCATTTTAGATAGAGGTTATCAAAATTTCTATTACTCACCAAAAGGTGGAACAAATAATGTAGATTCTTTCTTTGACCCTTACATGGATCATAGTAAAATGACCCCAGGCTTTACAATGTCGAATACAACTCGTCCTATAGCAATTGGAAAATTCCAAGAAGCTGTTATGGATAAAGGAGTAGTTTTCCATTCAGCTCGCCTATTAGAGGAAATGAAAGTATTTATATGGAGAAACGGTAGAGCAGAAGCTCAATCAGGATACAATGATGACCTAGTAATGGCATTTTGTATTGGTTGTTACTTACGTGAAACCGCATTTAAACTTAGAACAAGTAATATGGAAATGACTAAAAGTATGTTGAATGGTATTGGTAATTCCAAAACCGCATATGCTGGAGGTTATTCTAATGGGCCTAGTTATGCTGATAAGTATAATAACAACCCATTTCAAATAGACAACCCTTACTCAAACGGCAAAGAAGACATTTCTTGGCTTATATAAACTAAAATATGGCAGATACAGGATTATTTACACGATTAAGACGACTATTTTCAACTGATGTTATCATTCGAAATGAAGGAGATAACCAGTTAAAAGTATTTGATATAAACAAAATCCAAGTTTCAGGTGAATATGAAACAAATGCGTTGGTAGATAGATTTAATCGTATCTATACCAATTCACATACCTCCATTTATGGATATCAAAGTAGTTTCAACTATCAGACACTACGTCCTACATTGTATTCTGAATATGATTCAATGGATACAGATGCTATCATTGCTTCTGCCTTAGATATCTTAGCTGATGAAAGTACATTACGTAATGACATGGGTGAGGTATTACAAATCCGCTCGTCTGATGAAGATGTACAAAAAATTCTATACAATTTATTTTATGATGTATTGAATGTAGAATTTAACTTGTGGCCTTGGATTCGTAATATGTTGAAATATGGTGATTTCTTCTTAAAACTAGAAATTGCTGAAAAATTTGGTGTGTATAACGTAATCCCTTACAACGCATTCCATATTGAGAGACAAGATGGATACGATAAAGACCATCCAAATTCAGTACGTTTCCGTTTTGACCCAGATGGTATTTCATCCCCTTCAGACTATGGTTACTACAACGTACCAAATTCAGGCAATCAAGCAAATGCTATTTTCTTTGACAACTATGAAATGGCTCATTTCCGCTTATTAACGGATACTAACTTTTTACCTTATGGTAGATCGTATTTAGAGCCTGCTCGTAAGCTGTTCAAGCAATATATTATGATGGAAGATGCGATGTTAATTCACCGTATCGTTCGCGCACCTGAAAAACGTATCTTCTATATCAACGTTGGAAATATTGCACCTACTGAAGTAGAAAACTTCATGCAGAAAACAATTTCCAAAATGAAACGTACTCCTTATATTGACCAAAATACTGGTGATTATAACTTGAAGTACAACATGCAAAACTTACTTGAAGACTTTTACATCCCAGTACGTGGTAATGATCAAGCAACTAAAATTGATAATTTAGCAGGTCTACAATGGCAAGGTATTGAAGACGTTACCTACTTACGTGATAAATTATTTGCTGCCCTTAAGGTGCCTAAAGCATTTATGGGTTATGAAAAAGATTTAACAGGTAAAGCTACATTAGCTGCTGAAGACATTCGATTTGCACGTACAATTGAGCGTATTCAACGTATTGTAGTATCTGAATTAACTAAAATTGCTCTTGTTCACTTATATTCCCAAGGATATCGTGACGAAAGTATGACAAACTTTGAATTATCATTAACTACACCTTCAATCATTTACGATCAAGAAAGAGTAGCATTGATGAAAGAAAAAGTTGATCTAGCCGCTCAGATGATGGAAAATAAACTCCTACCTACTGACTGGATCTATGAAAACTTATTCCATTTGAGTGAAGACCAATATGATGAATATAGAGACTTGCTTTTACAAGATGCTAAACGTAAATTCCGTATTGCACAGATTGAAAACGAAGGTAACGACCCACTTGAAACTGGAAAATCTTATGGTACACCACATGATCTAGCTTCTTTATATGGTAGAGGTAGATATGAAGCAACTAATGTACCTTTAGGATATGATGAGGATAAAGATTTAGGTCGCCCTGAAGAAAAAGTTACAGATAAAAATACACAAGATAATGCACTTGGAAAAGATAGACTTGGAACAGACGGCGTTAAAAAAGACGGAGACGAATCAGATTCAATTAGACCTCAATACAAAGGTGGTAGCCCATTAGCACTTGAAACTAAAGGTAAACCAAATCCTAACAAGAGAATGTTTAACGATATCAAAAACCAACACAAACAAATGATTTTTGAATCAGACATTAGGGGGAATTCACTATTAGATGAATCACAGATACGAGAGTAAGAAAATTCTATATATTTATAAATAAACAAATATTACCAGAATGCAAGTTAAACATTCAAAGTATAAAAACACGGGTATCCTCTTTGAACTTTTGGTTCGCCAGATCACCACAGACACACTGGATGGAAAGGATTCCCCGGCTAAAGATATACTTAAAAAATATTTCGTTAAGTCGGAATTGGGTCGTGAGTATAAGTTATATGAAACGTTACTTAAAAGAACATCATTAACTGAAGGTAAAGCAAATGTTGTAGTAGATACATTAATCGAATCTTCTAAAACATTAAATAGAGGAGCTATCAAACGTCAAAAATACAATTTGATCAACGAGATTCAAAAACACTACGATTTAAACGAGTTTTTTAATCACAAGCTACCAAACTATAAAATGTTTGCTGCATTCTATACGTTGACTGAAATTGCAAATGCCCAACACACTGTTGATCCTGATCAAGCTATCAACAATAAAGTAACTATTTTAGAGCATTTAACTGCTGCTAAAATTGAAGAAAATAAAGTACGTGATGAGGTAATGGGTGAATTTGAAAAAGCCGATAAAGACGTTCGCTTTTTAGCGTATAAACTGGTATTAGAAAGCTTTAATACAAAATACAACGATCTACACCCACGTCAAAAAGAAATCCTTAAAGAATTTATTACTTCGGTTGACAATAAACCACGTTTAAAAGAATTTTACACTGCCAAGGTAGTTGAAATTAAAGAAGAACTAGCAGCATTGAATGCTAAAACCAAAAACGAAGTAACTAAAATCAAAATCAACGAAATTATCAATATTATCCAGGTACCAGCTAAAACAGCTAAAATTACCGATAATGATTTAGTTGACTTGTTGCAGTATTATGATTTAATCAACGAGTTAGAAACTGTAAATGGAAAAAATTAAAGAAATAATTCGCAAAAAACTAGCAGAAATGAGCGCTACCGGAATGGGTGGTGCTTCGTTTTCTCCTGGTCAAGGAATGAATTATGCTACTCCAAAGGCATTTAAAAAAACAAAAAATATTAAAGAAGGTCCTGGAGCAACTTTAGGAATGGGTCCAAGTGCTGGTTCTGAAGGTGTTAAAGATAATGCTTATGTAAAGCAATTTAAATACACACTAGTACCTAAAAAAATTAAAGGATCTGGTTTGGAAGTTAAACAGCTTTGGGAAGACGATACATTAAACGAAATGAATGACGTTCAAAAAAGACGTATCGCTTCGTTAGACGAAATTGAAAAATTAATGAACGAAATTCAACCACTTGTTTCAAATGCAAAAAATGAAACAATTGAATTATATGGTGGAAATGCTGGTTCATATGATATCAATAAACCAATCGAAATAGTTTTAAGCTATTTAAAAGAAATAAAACAACTCTTATCAGAAAAATAATGAAAAAGACATTACAAGATCAGTATTTGTTAATCAAAGAAGGTAAAGGACACGTTGGTGTTTTCCTTACAGAGGCAAAACGTCAATTCCCAAATATCGTACGCAATGCCGCTACATTTGATGAAGCAGTAGCATCACTTAAAACCAAAAATATCATTTCAGAAAATGTAATTTCTGTGATGCCTGCTATGATGGATCGTCCTAAAAAAGAATCTTACGAAACTGCTTTTGAAGCATTCTTAGCTGAAGCAAAAAAGAAAAATGACGATGAAAAAGTTAAAGCAGAAGAGAAAAAAGTTTCTAAACCTGTAGAAGAAGATCTTGATCATGCTTTTGATTACAAAGATGATAAAAACCCGGATAATATGATCTTCGATCAAATTATGACAGGTTATTATGCTGAAATGAAAGATCCTAAAAATGCTGATAAAACGATGCAACAACTTAAAGACATCGTATTTAAAAACTTAGCAAAAGATCCAATTTACTATACAAAAGATGGTCAATTTGGTATTAAAGATTTAGGATATGTAACTGAAGCACCTGGTTTAGGTGAGCCAAAAGAAGCTAAAGGTAAATATAAATCAAGCGGATACGGTGATTTGAAAGAATCCAAAGAAACTGAAGAAGATCTTAAATCAAAATTGATACAAATGGGAGTTAGTCCTATGGTAGTTGATTCTATTGCCAAAACTAAAGGTATAGAAGGATTAAAAGACCGACTTAAAGAAAAACTTAAAGAAGGTGAAGATAAATTTACATCAAATATTAAAAATGCTGTAACTAAGAAAAAAGACAGCAAGTTTACTGATGAAGAAATCAAAGCCAAACTAAAACAAAAACGCGAAGCTGAACTTAAACGTAGAAAAGAAGCAGGTGAATCACTTGAAGAATTAGCTATTCGTAAAGCTATTCAAGAAATGATTGATGCTGAATTAGAAGAAGCATATCAAATGCCTAGCGTTAATACTTCTGGTAGAGGTGGTGAAGGTGGTAGACGTTTCATCCCAAATCAACTCCCTTTCCCACAAAACATTAGAAAACGTTTTGGTGAACATATTGTTTTCAACCCAGGAAGTGGAACATTATACATTTCAGATATTCTATACAATAATTTAGTTAAGGGATATGCTAACCAACCCGCAATCAAAAAATTGATTATGGATATCCCACCAATGGTAAAACAGGTACTTAACAAACCTGATAACTATGGTCCAACAACTGAACTACCTAAAGAATTTAGAGTATATCATCCATTAAATGTAGAAGTTGAAAAAGCAAAAGCTGACCAATTCAACAAAGCTGGTGATAAACAATATTGGGCTGAAGGTGATTTCTTGATTCCTAATTTGAACATTATGGAAGAAGATTCAATGGAACCATTACGTGAAAGTGTTGAGAAAGATTTAGCTGATATTAACAAAGAAGCAGAACACGAAGTTCTACAAGCTAAATTAGACAAAATTGATGCTTTAATCGATCACAGACGTTCTAAACTTTCAAAACTTGACGAAGATGAGGATATGAAAGCCTTAACCGATAAGAAAAAAGTTAAAGAACTTGAAAAAGACATTAAAAAACTAGAGGTAGCTCGTAAAAAAGTTGAAAAAATGATGTCGAAATTCAAAGGTAAAAAAGCAGCCTCTAAAGAAGTAATTGATGAAGTAGAAGATGACGAAGAACTTCCACTTGAAACCCCAGCAGAAGCATCAGCTGAATATCTACAATACAAAGAAGATGCTGAAAATCGTTACGACGCTGGAGAAAGTATTGATTCAATCCTTGACAATTATAACAATATATCTCTAGACATGAAAAACATGTTACGTACTGATCTAGAAGGTAAAATGGACGGAATGGATTATTAATATGAGCAAGCAACTTTTAATAGAAACCAGACATTTTGATCCAAAACCAATGAAATTGGTTGAGGGGATGAGCAAAAGCGGTAACGTTTTTGTTGAAGGGATATTGGCTACTGTAGAGGTAAAAAATGGAAATGGTCGCTATTACAAACGTGAATTGTGGGAGCGTGAAATTGACAATTTTACACGCAAAATCCAAATGAAATCTACCGAAACGGTAGGTGAGTTGGACCACCCTGATTCGCAAGTAATCAACCTTAAAAACGCATCACATGCTATACGTGAAGTATGGTGGAAAGGAGATGAAATTTGGGGTAAAGTAGAAATATTCTCTGATATGGGTGACTTAGGCACTACATCAGGTCGCATTGCAGGTGCATTAGTTAAAAATGGCTTGATAATTGGTATTTCTTCTCGTGGAATGGGTTCCTTAAAACAAATGGGTGAGGTAATGGAAGTACAAGATGACTTTGAATTGCTTACTTGGGACTTAGTTTCCAACCCATCAAACCCAGATTCATGGATGAAAAATGGTGCTTTAAACGAATCAAGAACAACATATTTAAACGAATACGCACGTACAAACTCAATCCTTACCGAAATTTTATGTGCTAAAGGTACATGTCCGATATTTTAAAATATGCAAACCGGTGAAAATTAGCCCTCTTTTTGAGGGCTTTTTTTTTCTCTGCGACTTTGAGTATATCAACACATATATATAACTCGAATATGCCACCCCCCTCACATCTTATGTGGCATCGATATAAAAAATTCTATTACGTTTCTTAATAAACGTATTTTCCCAACAAAATAATTTAGGAAAAATGGCAACAAACAGAGACTTGCTCAAAGAAGCAATTGCTGATGCTAAAGCTGTTAAAGAAACCGCTATCGCAAACGCAAAAGCAGCTCTAGAAGAAGCCTTCACACCTCAATTGAAAACCATGTTTGCAGCTAAACTTCAAGAAATGGAAAAAGAAGAACTTGAAGAAGTTGGATTCGAAAAAATGGACGCCGAAGACGGAGATGATGGATTTGATTCTCTTAAAGGCAACATTCCAGAAGTAGAAGACAAAATGTACGAAGCTGAAGAAAAAATGGATGAGATTGATTTAGAAGAGCTTTTACGCGAGCTAGAAGAAGAGGAAGGAGTGGAAGAAGCCCTTAACGAAGCCGAAGAAGAAGAGGAAGAAGAAGACATGGAAATGTCTGACGAAGAATCAGAAGATGAGGAAGAAGAAGGTGAACCACTTGACCTCGAAGACATGACTGATGAAGATCTTAAATCAATGATTGAAGATGTTATCAAAGACATGATCGAAGCAGGCGAACTCGAAGCTGGACACGAAGGTGAAGGTGAAGAGGAAGCTGAAGAAACAGGTATGGAAGACGAAGAAGAAGTCGACCTAGCAGAACTTTTAAGAGAAATCGAAGAAATGGAAGAAAAAGAAACAGTAGACGAACTTTTTGGATTAGGAAAAGGATCTAAAGAAGATAAAGCATTAGCTAAATTAGCTAAATTCTTTGCTTCTGACATAGGAAAAAGCATCGAAGGTGCTTCAGAACTTGCAGGATTAAACCCTAAATCTCCAGAGTTTAAAGAAAAAGTAGGAAATATTCTCCAAACACAACAAGACGTAAGTGACAAAATGAAAAAATATTTTGACCCAAATAACGATTACGTTACAAAAGGGATAAAAATGTTAGCAGATTTTCGTGATGACCTTGGTCTTAAACAAACTACTACTCCATCAGCTGGAAAAGATTCAGCAGCAGCAATGTTAGGCCAAACAAACGAAGCTCTAGAAGCTGAATTGGCTGAAGCAATGTCTACTATCGAATCTCTTAAGTCTGAATTGAACGAAATCAATTTGTTAAATGCTAAATTGCTTTACACAAATAAAATCTTCAAAGCTAAAAACTTAAACGAAAACCAAAAAGTGAAAGTGTTAAGTTCTTTTGACAAAGCAAAAACTGTAGGTGAAGTTAAGATGGTGTTTGAAACTTTAAACGAGGGTATCAAAGTTAATAAAAACACAATCAAAGAAAACCTAGGTAGTGCTTCAAAAGCAATGGTAACACCTAACGCTAAAAAACCAATCGTAGAGTCAAACGAGGCATTTGCAAGAATGCAAAAATTGGCTGGAATTATTTAATTTTTAAACAAAAAAACAAAAACAGAAAATGTCAAACATTAATTCTCTTTTAGAAAGCGCAGCATCTGGATGGAAAAACATGCAGAGCGACGCAGCCCGTATGTCCGCAAAATGGGCTAAAACGGGTCTTTTGGAAGGATTGAATAGCGAAGTTGAAAAAAACAACATGGCTTTGATCCTCGAAAACCAAGCAAAACAACTTGTTGTTGAGCAATCTTCTACAAACGTAGGTGGTGCTACCTTTAACGTAGGTCAAGGTGAGCAGTGGGCTGGTGTAGCTCTTCCATTGGTACGTAAAGTATTCGGTTCTTTATCATCTAAAGAATTCGTTTCTGTACAACCAATGAATTTGCCTTCTGGTCTAGTATTCTTCTTGGATTTCCAATATGGTGATACTAACGGTAAAATTGCTCCTACTGGTCCTTTTGGTCCTGGTGGTGACACTTATGGTGCTACTTCATCCATGTACGGTAACACAAACCCAGGTCCTGGTGTTGATCCTACTAACGGTTTATATGGTGCAGGTCGTTTTGCTTACTCTATCAACCAATTCTCAGCATCTTTCCAAGTTTCTCGTTCAGCTGCATCTTGGGCACAAGTTGATTATGACTCAACATTATCAGCTTCTTTAGCTAGCTATTCAGCTGTAACTTATTACATTCCTACTACAACTTATGTAGATTGGAAAGGTGTTCGTGCATTTGTTCCTGCTTCAGGTGCTGCTGCTCCAACTGCCGAAGTTTATGCTCGTTTGTTACCACAGTATACAACAGCTAACGAAAATGCTCGTACAATTACCTTTATTTTCTCAGGTTCAGCAGCTGGTGCTGGTTCAGGTACTCCAGTACCAGGTACAGGTTCAGCAGTAACTCCTAACTTCTTATTCTACAACGTACAACCACAAGATAACCGTCGTGGTGACTTTGAAGATAATAGCGGTGCTGGTTACCCTAACGCTGATTCTACAGCTGCAGATAACTTGGCTATTCCACAAATCAATATCCAAATGAAATCTGAGGCTATTGTTGCTAAAACTCGTAAGTTGAAAGCACAATGGACACCAGAATTCGCTCAAGATTTGAACGCATACCAATCTTTGGATGCTGAAGCTGAATTGACTTCAATCATGAGCGAGTACATCGCATTGGAAATCGATCTTGAAGTAATTGATATGTTGATCCAAGATGCATCTGCAGCAGATGAGTACTGGTCAGCAAGATCAAACACTTTCTTGAATGCTGCTAAATCAGAATGGGACACCAATGCTGGTTACTACAACACTCAAGGTCAGTGGTTCCAAACTTTAGGTACTAAAATGCAGAAAGTTAGTAACAAAATTCACCAAAAGACATTACGTGGTGGTGCTAACTTCCTCGTATGTTCTCCAACAGTAGCAACTATCCTTGAGTCAATCCCAGGATTTGCTTCATCTTCTGATGGTGATGTAACTAAAGCTAGCTACGCATTCGGTATCCAGAAAGCTGGTCAAATGAATAACCGTTATACAGTTTACAAAAACCCTTACATGACAGAAAACTTGATCTTGATGGGTTATAGAGGATCACAATTCCTTGAAACTGGTGCGGTATTTGCTCCGTATGTTCCATTAATCATGACACCTCTTGTGTACGATCCAGATACATTTACTCCACGTAAAGGTCTCTTGACTCGTTACGCTAAGAAAATGATCCGTCCTGAATTCTTCGGTCGTATCTTCGTTAACGATTTGAACTTACTTTAATCGAGAGTAAATAATCAAATATGAAGAGCCTGGCGAAAGCCAGGCTTTTCTATTTTCTCCCAATATTTATCATCAAATATAGTTATATGACAGATTTTAACAGAACTCCTGAAGCGCAGGAAGTATTTAAAGCAAAAAGAAAACCAAAAGGTCCTATCAAGTTCAATATTCAATTGAATGAAGAACAAAAAACCGCTAAATCTAAAATTTTATCCAATACAGTAACCATATTACGTGGTAAAGCAGGTTCTGGTAAATCTTTATTAGCAGCTAACGTAGCACTTGATCTATTATTCAGTCGTGAAATTGAAAAAATCATTATTACTCGACCAACTGTAGTAGCAGGACAAGACATTGGTTTTTTACCAGGAGATGTTAATGAAAAACTAGCCCCATTTACTGCCCCAGTATATGAAAATATGCATCGTTTGTATAGTAAAGATAAAATCGAAAAATGCATAGCAGACGGTGAAATTGAAATAGTACCTGTATCATTTATGCGAGGTAGAAACTTTACTGATTGTTTAGTTGTAGTAGATGAAGCACAAAACTTAACAGATAACCAAACAGAACTTCTACTAACCCGTATTTGTTCAGGTAGTAAAATGATTTTTTGTGGTGATGCTGCTCAAGTTGACTTAAGAGATAAGAAAACATCTGGGTTTGATGTAGTATGTAAA